AATACTTCCTTCCTCAGCTCCTCTACACCAGCTTCCTTGATGTAATGCTTCAAGGCTATGGCTTCCGAATCTCCTACCATCTTGCTTGCTACTGCAATACCGCATCTCCGGTAGATTTCAGTTGCCCTTGATCTGCGAAAGGTATGGAGTCCTCCCGCTGGAAGTCCCAGCTTCTTTACAGCACGTGCAAGCACCTTGTATCTCCTGCTTTGGTTCCTGCTTACCAGATTGAAGACGTAGCTTTCCGGTTCCTTCCTTATTACGTCCAGTTCAGCATACAGCCTCCATGAAATCGGTACTACCCGTTCCTTCCTTGCTTTGGTGCTCCCTGCACTGAACCTGATGCTTGCCTGGTCTATGTCCTTCCATTTCACGTCCATGAGCTCTGAATTTCTGCAAGCGCTCTCCATAAGGCAGAAGAAGTACAGCCTGTACTGCTCCGTCCTCTCGGGGGTATCGGAACTTACCGTACAGCAGATGTCGTGCATTTCGTCATAGGTCCAAAATACATGGTCCCCCTCGACAGGACGTATCTTCGGGAGAGCCTTGCACAGTTCCTCCCTCCCAAGGAACCTGAACAGGGAACGGAGGGCGTTGCAGTAGAACCTTCTCGTGTTGTTCCCGATGTCCAGGTTGCGCGATATGGCCTCCCTTACCGCATCGGCGCCCATGGTGTCCAGCCTGGCCTCCCCGAGCACGATATGGGCCGCCTTGACATAGTTGGCGATTGTGGCCCCGGAGAGGCCCCGTACGCGCATATCCACTTCCCAGCGTTCAAGTATGCCTCCCGGGGCTGAAACGGGCTTGGAGGCATCCTTCTGTGCAAAAGAGGGGGCATCCACCGTGACCAGCCTAGCTGCAAGTTCATCCGGGACCGGCTGGCCAGCTTCCAGGCACTCGTTCACCTGGAACAGGATGTTCTTCTGCCTCTCGACCCACTTCATGGCCTCCGCCTTGCTTTCCGTGTTCAGGGGGATGAACCTCTCCCTCCCGTCCTGCCTAACTCGCCCGTAGTACGGCGCAGTCTTCCTCTTCGGGTTCTTGACCACCGCAGAGTAGATTATCTTCATTTAAATTACCTCATGGCCGCTGTCGGCCCCTTGACTTCCTCGTGTTGCCGGTGTTGCCACCGATGTTGCCAAAAACATAGCAACATGTTGCCAAACGAACAGCAAAATCGAGGAAAACGGGGGCAATCGGGGCAGGGGCCATAAACCCCTGATTGCATTCCATTTGATGAAATATAGGCAGCGGCATTGAGCCGTTGCCATTTTTGTTGCCATTCTGTAATAGTTTCCCTCCTGTAAGAAAGGAGGCTTTTTAATGCCCAAGCAGAAGACCAAGAAGATTGTTACCCCCGAATGCGACTTGCAGGTGCCCACGGAGGAAGTAGATGTCGCACCCATGTCGGCAATGCAGGCCGGGGATGCCAGGTGGAAGCTGGATTCAGATTCCCTGATGGCCATGCAGGCCGAATACTACGATGTGATGACCGGGCAGCCGGTGTTCGACGGGGTGACAGACGCCCCCTACCAGGAACCAAAAGGCGATACTTATTTGCAAAAGCGCATCCAGGATGAAATAGACACCCTGTACCCGAGGGCCCGCCTCGGAACGGAAGGAATCCTGGATGCAGTGCTTCGCGAGCTGGTTCGTGCTCGTTTGAGCAGATAAGGAGGCGACGATGCCCGATCTTCCGGAAAATATTGCAGATTTACCCGAAATACCCGTTCCTTGCGCGACAAAGGCCTCTTCTAGCGCGAAAAAAGTGCGCGGCAGGCCAATCACCAAGGAAAACTCAAAACAGTTCCAGATTAGCTCCGCAAGGGCAAAGAAGGCCCGCAAGGAGGCGAGGGCGCAGATGCTACTCGCACTCACCACGAAGCTCGACCTCGGCGACGAGCTGGTCAAGGCGTGGCAGATGAGCGACGAGAAGCAGATGAACCTCATCGAGAAGGCATTGCGCATCGTCGGCCTCCACCATGACCAGAGTCCGGACGCACAGGCACAGAAGGTACAGCTGAACACCAAGGCCGACGTGAAGGCAAAGGTTGACAACACCCTGCACTTCATAATTGAGGACGCAAAGGGCGAACAGGAAGGGTAATGGATTTCCGCATCCCGATGCTGCCGGTCCAGAAGGAGTTCTTCAACGCGACGGAGGACTTCGTGGCCATCGTGTCTTCCCGTTCATGCGGGAAGTCCTGGATTGCCATGTTCTCGGCGCTTACGGACCTGCTCTTCGGGCGCAACGTGCTCTACATGGCCCAGACCGACGGCGCGTTCTACAAGGGCCCCTGGCTGCACTTGCAGAGCTTCCTGCGCGAGTTCAACCTCCTGGACAAGTGGAGCTACAACTCCACCTACAAGACGGGCACGCTCGACCTCGGTGGCGGAATCAAGTCAAAGTTTTACTATTGCAGCTACGAGAATTTGTCAGCGGCGAGAGGCGCGACCGAATGCAGTACGCTGTACCTCGATGAATTTATGCTGTCTGAACCCGTCGTCCTAGGCGTGACGGCTCCATGCCTGCGCGGAAAGGACAACTTCGGGCACCAGATTGTCCCCCGTATACGTGCGGTTTCTACACCGAACATGGAGAGCCTCTGGCAGCTCATGATAGTGGAGCACGACCGCTACGGAATCCGCCTGCTGCGTTCCAAGATGACCGAGAACGTGTTCATGACGGACAAGCAGCGCGAGGTGATGGCGAATGCAATCTTCGACCCGAAGATGAGGGCCCAGGAAATCGACGGCGAAATCATCGTAGACGGTGGCCAGACCGCAATCATCAACGTTTCCGACTTTACCAACGTCATCCAGCCGTTCCATGACAACGGAATCTATGCAGGCCTTGACATGGCCCACAAGGGCCAGAGGGACAGCCATGTGTTCTGTGCCGTGCAGGGCAACAGGCTCCTTGCACTGCATGAGTTCGGCAAGTGCGACCACATGGAGGTCGCTTCCTGGATAAAGAGGTTCCACGAAAGATATCCCATCCACAAGCTCAACATAGACCTTGCATGGTCCGAACTGGTATATGAACAGCTCCGCTTCACCATAAACTGCCAGCAGCGTTCGTTTGCCGAGAAGCCGCCTGTCGAGGACGAGAAGGTGCTCCTGCAATATGTGAACCTCCGTGCATGGGGCTATTTCCGGTTCGCACAGCATACCCGCGACGGTCTTGTATGGGATGTCAATAGCGAGTTCATCGACAAGGGAGTAGTTTCTGAACTGAAGAGGGAAACATGCCATACGCACTTCCTCCTGGACCGCATGGGACGCATTTTGCTCGAACCGAAGGAAGACATCAAGGCAAGGCTGGGACGAAGCCCCGACGTGGCCGATGCGGCCATGCTCGCATGTATCGACCGCCCGGGCCTCATGGACCCTGCGATAGTGGCAAGGGAACAGCAGAGGGATGCCAAGGAAAGGGAAGTGCTTGAGGCCATAATGAGTGAGGACTAGGATGGACAACCGCCTGTATGCAAAGAGGAATCCGTACGAGGAAGAGGAACTTTTCGCCATGCTTGAGCGCATGAGGCGCCAGGGCGACATGGATCCAGAGATGGACCAGAACCTCGGGGAGCTTATCATAGCCGTCACCCGTTTCGCGATGACATGCGGCATGCGGAAGGGAATAGTTTTCAGGGGCGACGATGCCGAGTCGCAGTGCATGGTCTATGCCCTTGAGGCTTCCCGAAAGGCCGACACCAGCAACCCGAGGCGCTTCGTCAACTACATGGTCAACGCGGTGCAGAGGAACTGGGTGCGAGACTCGATGACCGAGAGCAACAGGAACAAGCTCCTGTTCCCCGTGAGCGACACCGAGGGCATAGAGCTCGCCGCAGGAATGGACGGGATGCCTGAAGGCATACCGCCATGGGAATGTTTAAGACTGTTTACAATGAAGAACAAGGAGGCCGATGATGGCAACCAGACACTTGGAAGATGCAATGGAAGAAGTGAAGAAGTCCCTGGAGACCCAGACGGAAACCCAGACGACTGAAGAACACGATGACAAGCCGGTGGAAACCCCGGCACCCGAGGAACACGAGGAACCGAAGCAGGAAGACAAGCCTGCCGAACAGCCTCCTGTTGAACCGCCTGCACCGAAGAAGGACGAAATTGGCGACGAGCTAGAAAACACGAACTCCGTCATCCGCAACCGTCTCAAGAAGCAGGCCGAGAAGTACGACCGCGAACTCGCCGACCGGGACGCGAAGTACGATGCGCTGGCCAAGCAGTTCGAGGAGTTCAAGCAGGGCATGAAGAAGAACGAGCCGCCGAAGACCCGCGATGCCTTCTCGACGGACGAGGAATACGTTGCCTACCTTACACGACAGCAGATTGACGCCGACCGTGCAGAACAGGACCGTGCCCGCAAGGAACAGGAGGAAAAGGCTGCACAGGAGAAGGCCGAACAGGACAAGGCTGAACTTGCATTCCGTAAACGCCAGGAACGCTTCATCAACAACATCAACTACTGCTTCGACCGGCCTGAACAGAAGGCCGAGTTCATGGGCAAGGTGAAGACATATCTCGGCAAGGGCCTCGGTGACCTCCTGGACGACTGCCCGATTGCATCCGACTACCTCCTCGCATCCCCGCGTGGCCCGAAGGTCCTCGACCGCCTCCTTACCGATGTCAATGCATTCAAGCGCGTGTTCGACCCGAGAGGCATCACTCCCATGGACCAGTACTATGAACTCCGTGAACTTGAACGTGAAATCTATGGCAAGCCGGCGCCTGCAGTGACCGAGGCGCCTGCAGCCGAACCGAAGCCCACAGAGGAACCGAAGCCCGCGAAGCAGGTTCCGAAGTATGGCAAGCCGGGCGCACAGGGCGGCGGAAGGTCCGCGGATGTCTACACTGACCCGAAGGCCCGACGCGACGAGGTAAGGCGCCTCATGGGCTTCTAAAGGGCTTAGCGATACTTAGGTAATAGAAGGGTGCGTATCAGGCCTCCACCCGGCCATTTACCAGCGTAAGACTCCGTCCTGGCGGGGACAACAGCAGGCGCCACTGCATTGGTGCCAAGAACGACAAAGTGCAACCCCGCCATAACAATTAACAGGAGATTTTACAATGGCTATCGCACCTAACGCCTTTACCAACCGCAAGAAGCTTGACCTCTTGGCCACGGCTCTTCGCGACAATATGCCTTATGTCCGTGCTTCCAAGCAGGAATTCCCTCAGTCTGAACTTAAGGGCAAGAAGTTCGGCGCCTCAGTGCACACCTACCTCGCCGACCCGGGTTCTGTCCAGGATGGCATCGTTGCTGACCCGGATACCATCACGGAAGTTGAATTGACCGCCATCATGGCCAACAAGAACACCTCCGTCGAAACCGACATGTGGGAAAATTTTGTTGATGTGGAAGACTACTCCAAGCAGGTCCTTAAACCGAAAGGCCTCAAGCTCGCAAGAACCATCGAAAAGGATGTCATTGATCAGAACGTCTACGCTTCCGTCCAGGCTGTCGTGCAGCCGAAGGTCGGCGGTGCTTCCGTCTTCGACACCGGCATCATCGGTGATGCATCTGCAGCCCTCGGTGAACTCGCTGTCGCTGGCCGCCTCGTCTGCTTCCAGTCCCCGAGCCTCCTTGGTAAGATTTCCCGCGGTCTCCAGCGCAACTTCCTTCCTGATGACATCATGAAGGACCTGTACAAGAACCGCTACCTCGGCGAATGCGAAAACTCTTCCGTCATTGAACAGCCGTTGATGCCGAAGATCACGATGTCCGCAAATATGGACACCGCCCCGACCATCACGTTCACGGTTGCAAACACGGATGCTTCCAGCAACGTGCTCAACTATGAACCGGTTTCCACCATCACGGTTTCTGGTGCCGGCAAGACCCTTGAAGAGGGTGCTGCCTACGAAATCCCGGGTGTCTACGTGGTTGACCAGTCCGGCATGCGCACCAATCAACCGTTTGTCGTGATTTACCACAAGGAAATCACTGGCGTGTCTCACGGCCAGGCAACCTACGGCTTCAAGATTCCAGAAATCCGTCTCGCTGTCGGTGACCAGAAGGGCGCAGGCAACCCGAACGCTTGGACCCCGAACGCCCTTGCAAGCCTCACGGTTACCTTGACTCCGCTCCTCGGTGCAGGCAAGAGCTACCTCGTTGGTCAGACGCGCCTTGATGACGCCTTGGTGTTTGACAGCTACACCTTCGATGACCTCCCGTCTTCCCGCACGGAAAACGTCGGTGTCGATGGCCCGATCTCCCTGAAGTGCATGGAGTTCGGTGACGGCAAGAACGGCGTGCAGCTGACTAGGATTGACGCTCCGTACCTCAGCAAGATCTGGGACCCGCGTCTCTCCGTGACCACTTACGTGGAAGTGTAAACTCAACTTGTTGAGCATCAACGACTTAGAAAGCCTGCTCGGTTGAGCGGGCTTTCTTTCGTTCCCTATATCTGCACTGTCTTTCTGTTGCTTTAATAGCACCTGTGGGAGGGAATGACAACAACGCAGAAAGGGCTCCCTTGCGGGAGCCCTTTCTGTTGCGGAGTTATTTTATGGCATGGGTATTTGACTGGGAACACCTGCATTCACGATATCCGGTATGTCCTCGGTGAGCAGGCGGGGGTCACTTGCGTTTTTAAAACCAAGACTCTTTACGATTTCATTCGTATATGTGGTCGTAACGGCCTGCTTGCGACCCCGGTACTTCTTATTGGCCTCTGCTTCCGTGGCCCCGAGGTCCAGTGCCTTCTGCCTTGCAATGACTGCCTCTGCCTCTGCCCGTTCGTCGACCATGGCCTTGTATCCCGGTGGGAGCTTCTTATATACCAGCATCTTGTTGGCTTCCATCTGTGCCTTTCTGGCCTTCTTCATCTTACTTGCATCCGCAAGTTCGCTGAGCTTTGCCGTTCGCGCCCTGGAATCAGCCAGAGAGGCTACCTTCACAGCCTCATCCTCTGACATTCCAGAAGCTATGGCATCCTCAAATGCCCGCTTTCTGGCCTGTGACCCGGCATCTCCTATTATCTGCTTGGTGGATTCATCAAGGTCAGGTAAATCGTCTATGCCCACGAAGTCCTTGGGTTTTTCTGCCTTAATCCTGGAGTTTATGATTTTTAGCCTGGCTTCGCGAAGCTTTTTCTGGTACAGTTCGTTAAGGTTGTAATACTTTCCGATATTACCGGTGGCCTCGGCTTCATCTCTAGCCGCACTGGCAATTGTGGAAGCTTCATCATCTATTTTTGCCTTTTCCACATCGTCTAGGCTATCGTAGTATTGCTTAGCGCGTTCCCTGTAGTTTGCCGTAGATTTTCTTGTCGTGGCACGTGTTTTATCGGCGACACTTTCAACATCGTCAAGGGTGCGTGCTGAAACTCCCTCTAGAACTGGACCGCTCTTTACTTGCAAGGACGGGTTCTTCCCCATCAAAAAATCTTCAATCGAGCGATTCACAAGATCGAACGCCTGCTCCTTGACGTTAAGGGAGCCGGCAAATGGTCCTAGCTCGTCGACTTCCTGTTTGATTGCATTCATCAGGACCTCCCGGGACGGGACGATACCAGTCTGTGCCTGCTTAGTAAGTACGCTGTGGGCGATATCCCTGGTAAGCTCCACGGCATCGTCCGCCGCAATATTCCTGCCGGACCGTGCAAGTACCTTGGACCACTTCGGCATAGCTATAACGGCGGCTTTCAACACTCCACCGCCAGGCAGCATATCAAGGACACCAGGGCGGTTACCGGCAGCAACGGTGCCTACAGCGGCACCAGGACCGGTAAGGCCGAGCGCCATGTCAAGGCCTGTATTTCCGGTACCTTCGCCAAGCACTGCCTCGACCGCATTTTCCAGGATGGTCCCGAGGCCCCTGTTGAGCCATGAATCTGGGTCGGTAACCGCGTTCTTTTCCTTGATTACGATGGGCTCCCTGTGGGCCATGGGGTCCACCCTTTCATAACGGAGGGACGGCCCTTCCTGGCGGCTGGGCTTGATTCCTGAGCCTGAAAGGAGCTCCCTGGCCCTTCTGGACCAGTCGACTCCAAGAATGTCTGCTGAATTGAGGTTTGCCATAAAACGATATCTCCTACGGATAAGTAGTGACATCGCCCGCTACTTATCGTTAGGAGACTCCAATATGCTCGCAGTGAACAGTATGATCCAGGAAGCCCTGGAATTGACCTCGATGGTCGGTGATGGCGAACCTGCCGACGGCACCCTGGCCGCATCCGCGCTCGGGCTGCTCAACCGCGTCATCGCACGGCTCAACAACGACAACTATTTCTCTTCCACCCAGGACTACCGTGACGTGGCAGCCGGTGGCAAGATTTACTTCAAGAAGCTCGAAGAGGGCGAAAATTTTGAAAGTTCCGACGGTTCCGCATGCATCGACATGGAGCCGCCTGAATCAATCGAGGGCGTTTCCAGGAAGCTAGGCATCCGATGGCTCCAGCTGCTCCCGAGCAACCCCAGGGACCAGATGGCCATGACTAGCTGGTCGCTCCCTACCACTTATTCATATGGCTTCAAGTTCGAGAAGTCGCCTTCGGGCAACGACCGCATGGTTGGCGAAGTCCTCCTCAACGGTAACGCCCATGCCCTCATGCGCATCTTCATGAACCACAGGCTACCCAAGTATTCGATAACGGACAACATGGCCATTTCCCCGCTCTACCACGACGCGATCCTCTATTCGCTAGCGGTGGCCATCTGCGAGAAGTATAAGCTCAAGGACTACCAGGAGGAAATGGAACGCCAGAAGAGCATCGCGCTCTCCATCATCGACAGGAACACCCTCAACAACCGCGCCCTCAACTCCGGCCTCGTGAACCAGGAATCCTACATGGACTCCTACTTCAACGGCCTCGGCGGCAACGGTCTTTCCCTGTAAGGAGGCGGCATGGCCACTTCGCAGGTAATGCAGTTCCTAGTGGGCAAGAGCGCCAAGGGCAAGTATCCCGCGGTGCAGGGTTCCGAACTTTCCGTAAACATGTACAAGAGTGACAACGGGGGCAAGTCCTTCATGGAATCCGTCCCCGGCCTCCAGCGCATTTACCAGATTGGCGGCAAGTGCCGTGGCACCTATGTTTCCACCCGTGGCCTCAAGTCCGAACGTTCCCCCGAGGACATGTTTGTCTGCATGGGCAACGTGGTCTACAGGGTCAAGGAAACGGGCAAGGAGAAGCTGTTCTCGGTGGCCCCGGGGACACAGCGGATGTCCTTTGCGGAAACCGGTGGACCCGTGCCCATCATGCTCTGTGCGGACGGCTCCAACCTCCATGCATACAATTTGCTTACGGGTGAATACAGGCGAATCCAGCTCCCTGTTGCGGTGGAGCAGGATGGTCACCTGGTCAAGCCCACGCACGTCTGCGTGATTGACGGCGTAATCGTAATTAACGATACGGATAGCGGATATTGCTACTACAGCCCGCGATATCCGCTTTCATATTCCACCAGGGAAGTATTCGACCTCTCTGATGGCCAGGTGCAATATGAAGCCGATGGCGTTACGGTCAAGATGAAGACCGTGGACCCCTATGAATGGGTCTTCTACGATGACTACCACACGCAGCAGTTCTTCCTTAGCACCGGTGCGTCCGATTGCGTCAATGGATTGATTTCCGTTGGAAATTACCTGTATGTCTTTGGCCCAAAGAGCGTAGAGGTCAAGAGCTACCAGGGTGGCGAGTATGCCACGTGGAGTGACCTCTACTTCTCCGCGCAGAGCACCTTCGGCCTCGAATCGCCGAACTCCCTCTGCCAGGTCGGCAACACTGTATTCTTTATTTCCAGCGGCCAGCAGAGGGGCAAGTGCGTCATGGCCGCTACGGGCACGAATTTCGAAATCATTTCCGAACAGTGGCTTGACGAAAAACTGGAAAGCGAAGTAACCGATACAGCCTACATCTTCCCATATTCCTCCTCGCACCACATGTTCATAGTGATGCAGGCGAACACCATCGGGGAAACATGGTGCTATGACCTTTCCCAGAAGGAGTGGCACCAGAGGACTTCCCGTGACCACAACACGGCCATGGAGAAGCAGTGGCGTGTCGGCGGTGTCGCATACTGGCGCGAGAAGTTCTACGCGTTCACCAATGACGGACTCTTCTGTCATTTCTCCGGATGGACAGAACAGTGGAAGGACGACGTGGAACTTCCGGTCATCAGGCACCGGCAGGGCCCCGTGTTCGTTTCGAACAACCGCCCGTTCGTCATCGAAGAGTTGGCCCTTGAGTGCAACGTTGGATGTGGCGAGGACTACAGGGAGGATCCGGAAGTCCTCCTGGAAGTGTCCAAGGATGGCGGCATGACCTACGGCAACGTGCGCTCGGCGAAGTTTGGCCGTACGGGCCTCTACTCGCACAGGGTAAGGTGGCATTCCCTCGGCATTACGCGCCTTGCAGTCATCCGGATAACGTTTTCTGAACCCATGGACTTTGTACTAAGCGACTGCGATATACGCGCAGGACAGACGGGGGCCATGATATGATGGGCGGTACAATCGAACAGCACTCTCCACTGGAGATGGTCCGCAATGTCCTCGTGGGCACCTGGGCGGAGTACGAGAAGAACGGGTGGCATGTCGTGACATGTCCTCTCTTCACTGTAATGGAGAAGGTATGTCAGCCGGGGCCAAACGTGCTTCCCCTGACTCCGTGGCGACAGACATATGTTGACATAGTTTTTGACGGCGGGAGCGACAGGAAGCTCGTGAAGCCGGGACAGACAGTTTTAAACATCGACCAGGCGAGCTTTGTCCGCATTGCCCAGTTTGGTCAAGGAGATAAATGATATGGCCGTTATGGAAGATATCGGTGGCTTCGTAGCTAACCCGTTTGGCCTGGGCGATGCAGGGTACGGTTTCCTCGACCAGCTAGGCGAACAGCTCGGCCTCTCAAACAGGAAGCAGGTCCAGCAGGGCCTTGCCTCCATGGATGAACTGCTTTCACAGGCAGCCCAGGTAAGCAACCAGAACAAGTCGCTCTACAACGACTACATGAACCAGATGAAGGGCGTCTATGGGCAGGGGGCCTCACAGTACAGCGATGCCGTGAACGCCCTTACGCAGGCGATTGGCAACGGCCCTGACCAGTTCAGCTACACGGGCGACGTGAACGACTTCTACGACAAGTTCGCGAACCAGCGCATGCAGGCTGCGACCAATGCCATGAAGAACGCAGGTGGCCAAAATTTGTTCAGCTCTGATTTCATGAACAACTTGACTAATAAGCAGGCCGCCCTGAGTACGGAGGCTTGGGAGAAGGCCTACGACAAGATGATGCAGGACCGCCAGCAACAGCTTGCAGAATGGAATGCAGGGCAGCAGTCCAAGCAGGGCTACATCAACAACCTGGGCACCGTCGCCGGGCTCTACGGCAACGACAGGAACCAGCTTGCAAATGCCTATGGCGACTATTACAGCAACATGGCCTCCCAGAACAATGCCGACCTGCAGACCCGCAGCGACCTCACTCAGGCAAGGACGAACCTCGCAATGCAGGAGAACTCGGGAGCAGGGTCCATCCTTGGCGGCGTGGGCAAGATTCTCGGTGGTATCTTCGGAGGCTAAGGAGGAAATATGGCTCTCAATGTACAGTGGAGATGGTCGATGCCCCAGGTGGCCAACCCGGACCAGGTGGCGGCAGGCAACAGGCAGGAGTTCAGTTCGGGCCTGGACGCCCTTGTTTCGGGCCTTTTCCGGCGTGACGACAAGGCAAGACAGGATGCAGAGATTGCACGGCAGCAGGCAAACCTTGACCGCCAGTTTGCAGAACAGCAGGAACAGCGCAAGATCCAGAATGCCATGCAGGAACGCCAGTTCGCCGAACAGAAGCGCATGAACGACCAGGCGCTCGCGAACCAGCAATGGCAGCTGCAGAAGGACCAGGAACAGCGCCAGTGGATGCAGAAGTTCTACGACCAGTTCTTCGGTGACGACCCTGAATACCAGGAACTCAAACAGCTCCGTGAAAAGTTCGCGAACGCAGGCGGGGTTTCCGACTCGGCACTAATTATGATGGGGCTAAATCCGCGTTTGAGGTAGTTCGATGGCGACTGAAAAGGAAAAGGTAGCGGAGAGGGTTCTACGGGCGGCAGCTGCCATGTTTGGCGGCATGATGGCCGGCATGGCCTCTCCAGGAATGATTGGCCCCCGGGGCCTCGGCACCGGGACGGCTACCCGTATCCTTGAAGGCGCCGCGCCTGGAACGGTTGCAGACTACCCGACCCCGAAGAAGTTTGTCTACGACGTGGACTACATCCCGGGAGCGCCGCAGAACAACGCCGTCTACAAGGGATACCCGAATTCCCGCGCAATGCGCATGCAGACCATCCAGGAACACAACAGGGCCCTCAACAGGTACATCAGGCCGGGAATGGGCCCTATTGAACTCCGTGCCGCAATCGAGAGGGGCAAGCAGGATGAACGGAACCTGGACAGCTTCTGGACGGACGACACCCATCCAAGACGGGGCGTAAGGTCAAGTTCCTCCGCAGTGTCCGATGTGCACATCAACCCGGACGGCACCCTCTCGGTGCGTTTCAGGGACAGGGGCAAGTGGTACACCTATGCAGGCGGTGCAGACCCGTATGAGGCCGCAATGGCCGCCCATGACCTTGTGACATCCCCGTCGCTCGGCAAGGCAATCAACAAGAACACCGGCTGGTGGGCCGGCCAGCACAAGATTTGGTAAGAGGTTATAATATGGACAGGGAATTTTCTTGGAATCTACCCAGCATCGAGGACATCCGCGAAAGACGCGAACGCGAACAGCTAGGCCTCATGGAATCCGAGCGTCTGAAGGCACAGAGGGCCCTCCAGATGCAGAATGCCCTGGAAGGGGCGCAACAGGCACAGCAGGCCCAGATGGCCGACCAGGCGCAATATGCCCGGTGGCTCGAACTTGAGGACAAGTTCGCCAAGCGCACGATGGACCCGAGGATGAAGATGGGCGCAATGCTCGCCATGGCAGGACAGCCTGGCCTGTTGCAGCAGATATTCATGAACCAGGGTACCAGCGCCAAGGAGGCACAGGCCGAGATGGATTCCCTCGAATCCTCCATCGCAAACGACATGTTCGCCCTCGCAGGTGCAGACAGTGCAACTTACGACAAGCTTACGGGAGCACTCATTCCCCTCTACAAGTCCAAGTTCGAGGACCTCCTGAAGAAGGGCGCAAGAAGCCGCATGGGCTCCTCGTGGGACACGGGATGGGGTGTCCACCTGAGCCGTGGGAAGCAGAAGCGCGATGCAGCAAAGAAGAAGCGCGATGAAGACCGCAAGAACCTTCGCTCAATGCTCCCCGAATAATATGAGAGGCTCACATGACCGAGAAAGAACTCAACGAACTCCTGAACAAGAATTTCGAGCCTGAACAGGCCCGGTGGCTCAAGCAGAACCGCGTAAAGGCCGTAGGCAACACCGATGCCGAAATTCTTGCCAACTATGCCAAGGTACTGTGGGACAACAGGGAATGGTATGGCAAGGAAGGGGCATTCAAGCTCAACAAGCTCATAAAGGCGCCACAGGCCGTGTACACGTTGCGGGGCCTTGCCGAGGCTGCCGGGTTCTCCGACAGGAAGGAAGGCGACAACAAGATAAGCGCGGAAGAGCAGTTCCTCGACGCATACTTCGGTGGCGAGAAGGACAGGGGCACCCGAGAACGCTGGCGCACGGGGATTGCTGAAAAGTACGGCGACGGTTCCTGGAACAAGACTAAGAGCATATTACAGCGTGCAGAGAATGACCGGATGAATGCCGGAATTTCCGATGCACGCAGGAAGGAAATCGACCCTTCGTTCTCGGAGGCATCAATCCCCAGATGGGCATCCAGTGCCCTCATGGGCCTCTTTACCCCGAGGCGAAAGGCTGCATACCTTGAAGGGCGCGAACCCAAGTGGAACGAATCGTTTGGCGACGTTGCCGAAAATGCCCTCTACGCGGCCCCTGTGGGCAAGATTGCCCAGGGTGTCAAGGCCATCGGGAAGTCCAGCCTTGCCTCCAAGCTACTTGGAAACCTCGTTGCACAGGCCGCTGCACCGTCTGCAGTCGTAGCTACCGACCAGGCGCTTGGCAACAAGGACTACACGTGGGACGAGGCGCTTGTCGATGCAGGCATCGGCACTGCGACAAACCTCGGTGTCAACAAGGGCATCGCACGGCTTCTGGGCCCCGCATACCAGCTAGGCATGGGCAAGATACGTGGCCGCATGCCGCAGGGCGTCGTCGACTTCCTGGAAGGCACCGCACCGGTCAAGGAAAGGGCCCAGGAGAAGGTTGCGGAGGCTGAGGCGAAACTGTTCGACCACTACCGTGAAACCGTCGGGAAGGCACTCCAGAGGGTTGCAAAGGGCGAGAAGCCGGCAATGCTCGACAAGGACGAACTCCAGCGCGTGAAGGACATCGTGGAGCTCGGTGACTACGTGCGCTCGGGAGAAGGCGCCAACCTGTCAGATGCGCTCACGGAGGCCATCAAGCGCAACCAGCAGGGCGTCAAGGCGGTCACCGAGAGAATTGGCAAGGAACCCCTCTGGCAGCTCGACACGCAGACCCTGGACGAGATGAAGAAGCCCTTTACGGAATCGTTTGCCAACATCCTCAAGGACACCAAGTATTCGCCACAGACCGAGCAGGTGAAGAGGGCGGTCATGAACGACCCTGAACTCCTTTCCCTGTTCTACAAGAACACCCCGAGGGAAGCGTTTGACAACGCCGCCTCCGATGCAGTCAAGTCATGGGCGGTGAACAAGTACGGTTCCGACAAGGATGCCGGTGTCGTCATGAACACCTTCGGCATGCCTATCAAGGACCTGCGCAAGGAGCAGGAGAAGGACCGCAGGGAACGCGCAATGGACGCTTCCGCATCGTCCATCCTCGGCAACCTTGAAAAGGCCGGAACTTCCCTTACCGAGGAAGATACCAAGTGGCTGAAGAAGATCGAGCGGAACCCGGGAATGGTCCAGGGATACGGCGAGGGCAACACCGCCGCATTCAGGAACTGGATGCTCCTCCGTGGCGCCGACCTCCTAAACGGTACACCCCTTTACAGACCTGCTTTCGAAGTGGAGTAGTTTATGGACGAGATGATTGAATTACAGGAAACCTACATTGAGCCCGAGTTCGACTCGCAGGCCATAGTTGACAAGTTCAGGGACTTCCGCGACCGCTCCAAGAGGCAGTTCGACGGGAACTACAGTACAATGCGCGAGGACCGTGCGTTCCTCAACGGGGAGACGCAGTGGAGCAGCAAGGACTCTAAGTTCGTGCAGCGTTCCAGGTACCGCCAGACGGTGAACGTCATTTCGAACAACGTGAACTCGGTTGTCAACCAGTACTCGCTTTTCGGCTTCTCGTTCTACACCGGGAACCTGGAAGAGGACCAGATTCTCGACAGGTTCATGAAGATGCCAGGGAACTCCGTGTGCTCCTCGGAGGCGTTGAAGAACTCCGCATCGCTCGGCCTAGGCGTCATGGCCATCGGCTACGAGAAGAACGGGCTCCCCTGTATCTACTCCATCCAGGACTTCAACCGAATCGTGCTGGATCCGGAAAGCGTGGAGCTGGATGGTTCCGATGCCGTAGAGGGCGCCCTGATCGACTACCGCGGTAAGCGCTGGGTCGAGCTGAACTACGGCTACGGCTATGTACCGGGCGAACGCGAGAGCAACATCGTCCCGTGCCGCAAGGGGATGATCCCGATTATCACATACTTCGTCCTTGAAGAGCAGGGGTGCCACGTCTACACCCTGATCAACAACAGGGCCGAGGATTCCGGCGTGCTCCCCATCGACCGCATCCCGATTTTCCCGGTGTACGGCGAGCGCTACTTCGATGACGACGGCGACATGCACTGGACGGGCATGGTGGCCAAGGGGCGCTCAATCCAGAAGATTGTCAACCTCTCCGTGACACAGCTTGCCGAACGTCTCGCCCTGTCGCCCAAGGCCCAGTTCATGGGAACGGTGGACGTATTCAAGGGCCTCGACAACTACTACAGGGATGCAGGTTCCGGCAACAACCCGATCCTCCCGTACAACCGCATGGACTCCGAAAAGAAGGTCGAACTGCAGGCGCCCGTGCGCATGGACCAGACAGTCCAGTACCAGGACATATCGGGCATCATCGGCAACACCCTGAACGTCATGGGCTCCGTGACAGGCGTGGATTCCCATGGCCTCGTAGACCAGTCCACCATGAAGACGGCCACGGAAATCAACTATGCCGCTGAAACCTTCTCCACGAACATAAGGCACTACATGGTGCACCTCCAGGCCTCCATGAAGGCCCTGGGTGAATCCCTGGGTGTCCTCCTGGGCATCGAGGGCCAGGTGAAGATTTGCCAGGGCCCGATGGAATACCTCGGCCTGAAGCAGGCACGTGCAGAAATCGTGCAGCTCATCCAGGTTGCGGAACCGAACCAGAAACCTTCCTTAATCGACGCCTTGATTGAAACGTACCCTGACAACCCGACGATGGCCAAGCTCTATGCGCGTCTGCACTCCATCCCTGCTCCTACCCAGATGGAACTGGAAATGCAGCAGACCGTGGAAATGATGAAGCAGAAGATCGAGCAGGACCAGCAGGTCATGCAGCAGATGGACCAGCAGATCAAGTACTACGAGCAGCAGTCCAACAACAACGACAAGAACATCCAGCTCGAACTCACCAAGATGCAGTACCAGCACCAGGCCAAGCTCGAAGAGATGGCCCTCCAGGCGCAGCTTGACGGAAATGCGAATGCGGCCCAGGTGGAAGCCGATGCCGCGAAGGCACAGGTGGAAATCGAGAAGGAGGCAATCGGCCTTGAACTTGCAGAACGCAAGGCAAGGGGCGAGATTGCCGTCCAGGATGCGAAGAACCGTCTCGCCGTCGAGAAGGCGAACATCGACCTCGCAGTGAACAGGGCGAAGGGTGCTGCCCAGGTCAAGAAGGCATCCGAGGAACCGAAGGAAGAAAAGGAAGACAAGGGGGATAAATAATGATGTACTTTTCCTGGAACCCGGGAACCGTAGTTGACGAGGAGGGCCTTCCGGTAGTTGCCGGACGGGTCACCGTCTTCGTCCACGATTCCAACGTGCTTGCGGACATCTATACCCTCGAAGGGATGGACTACACCCCCCTCGCAAACCCGCTGTTCCTTGACGACTACGGGCGCCTTTCGGCAACGGTGTTTGCCGAGCTCGGCGTCTACGACGTGAAGATAGAGAAGAGTAACGGCGACGGGACCTACGAGGACTTCGACCACTTCGAAATCGGCATCGACGCGAAGCTGGACCAGATTGGCCGCGACTCCGTTTACTCCATAGAGGAACTCATGGACCTCGACCCTTCCGTTTCCAGCAACATCGTTACAGTCGAAAGCTACCCGGTCCGGAACTACCTCTGGGACCCGGATGCGATAGACGTTGCCGATGGCGGCGTTGTCGTCGATTCTGATGTCGCTGACCATGGAAAGTGGCTCCTCCTCTGGGACTGCCCCTACCTCCCTTCAAGCGTCTACGGGGTCAAGGAAGGCGACGTTACAAACATCAACGCCCTCTTCAACTACGCTTCCGTAATCGGCTCCATGAATATCCATACGCCTCCTGCAGTCCGTCTTGAGGCGGCACATTACCCGATAGAGGGATACAACGTCTGCATGAAGCAACTTGCCCTCGAAGCGGGCGTTACGTTCACTGGAACCATCGCACTCTATGACGACGTGGAATTTTTTGGTCACAGCGAGCCCGGCCATGCAGTCGGGGACTTCGACTTCCTGCATACGGGGTGCACGGCCCATTCCTCCTGGTATTTTGACATCACGAGGTTCTGGCAGTCGGGCGCTGACATCCTCCACGTGGACCCGGTGAACTACTTTTCCAGCTCCGTCCTGAAGTCCACCGTCAACCTCTCGGGGAAGACCGTGACAGGCCCTGGAACCAAGGTCACATCGTATTCCAACGGATCGTATTTCAGGGTCGCGCTCGACTCCTCCGTCCCGGACAACTTCTTCCAGGCCGGTTCTGACTTCGTGCGCGTTACGAGCAACGCATTCGGCGACAACCTGTTCAACACGGCAGGCTCCTGGGACCCGGGTCCAATCAACCAGGGACACCATGTGCAGTTCGACATGGTGCCTGACCTCGACCTCTTCCAGGACACTGGAAGGTGGGTTGCGGTGATGATTGAACGGCGTAACCGCCTCTCCTTCCAACAGTGGGATGAAAGCGTGCTTGACCTCCAGGGACGCAGTTGCGACGCGCTCTACATCGGCCAGCAGTGCTTCTCTACAATCCGGAACGCAATAATCAAGAACGTCACCCTTGCAGGCTACTCCACGACCTTTGAAAACTTCAAGGGTGCAATCATGGTCAACAGCAACGTAGGCGCCATGCTTACCTTGAAGGATTCGGATGTAACGATTCCGCAGCTGGGCACCACTGGCCTCACTGGAATCGACTCCGTGAACTCCAACATCGTGGTCGGTGGAACCATCGACCCGTGTGACTGCGCCCTCAGCGTCTATGGCGGCACATGGAACGGACGGGTGCGCATGGATGACGCCCATTGCGATGCATACCTTCCAAGCGGACAGGTGGCGTTCAGGAACGTGCTTATTTCGGGCAACCACAACTGGCGCCTTAACAGGATCTACATGGTGGGATGCACCAGCTCCTGCCCGATAGATTTGTACCCGTCGTCTTCCGGCGGTGCAGAATACAGCTACGACTGCACCCTTGAGGACAACCAGTTCCTCGGGAACTTCCGGCTCTGGATTACCATGTACTCCACGCAGGCGAGCCCGCATTACGACGTTGGTGGCACGAACGTCAAGTTCGGTACCATGGTCATCGTGAACAACAGGTTCGATGGCGCAGATGCCCTCGGGGTGAAGATGCTCCACCTGCACCCGCGCTCTTCGGCAATCTACTGCTGCACGGACTCCAACCACCTCGACATGGGCACGTGGCGCTACGAGAAGAACACGGGCAACTGTCCCAAGATGACCCCTGGGCGCCTCGGTGGACGTACTAACTGGGAAACCGAGTGGCACGACAACTACCCGCAGATTTCCTACCGCCGGTCCTTGGAAACGTTCAACATCTTCATGCCGTACTACTACGAGCACATCGACGGTACAAGCGACATGCCTAATGCCTACCTTGATCCGGCTGACCCTAGCCAGAGGGTCACTGCGGTCATACATGGGCGCGACTGGAACGACTCCTGGGCCCATGCCTACTTCTGGAACGTATGGAGCGCACCCCTGGATGACGAGGACTCCAACAACAGGCTCGTGGGCTACGTCTGGCTGTCCAGGGACACGACAAGCACACCTAACTGGCATGACACCGGAAACACCCCTGAAGGCCAGGCATACGAAACGCTCTTCAACTTCGAGCTCCCTGGCCGGCACGCATAGACCCGCTAATTATAGGAGAGGAAACTATGGCAGTTCAGTACGCAACGCTTTTCGCCCTGGAGACGCAGTTCCAGGCCAAGGATGGCCGCAACAACACAGGCGGCTGGTTGAAGGTGTTCCTTGCGGGCACCGATGACCCCGCCGTGACATTTTCCGACTACAACGGAACCCGGAACCCGGAAAAGATTGTCCTTGACGACGACGGGCGTGCAGTGGTAATCTGCGACAAGAGCAAGGGCTACAGGCTCGAAGTCTACGACATCTCGGGCATGCTCCTCTGGACCGAGGAACCGGTTTTCTGTTCAGGAACCGGCGGTGGCGGCATTTCCGTCACGAGGGTCATTTCGACCGACGGCTCAATTTCCGTCGACGAGAGCGTTGTCGGCTCCACGACCACTTATGACATCGGCCTTGCGCCTTCCGATTCCGACGAGTTCCTCGAATGGGCGAAATGCGTTGACGAGGACGTTGCAAACGGCAACACCTTCCCTTCCTTTGTTGACGGGACCATGGAAACTGCTGCCGGGAAGGGGCTGCATGTCGGGAAGGACAAGTTCTACCACATCACGGCATCGTTCCGGGTCTACCCCAAGGGCGACGGGATCAACTACGACAGCCTTGAGACGAACCTCATGTTCGACGATGGCGGCCTTGTCCCCTCCATGCTCATCAGGCGCACCTATGACATAGACAGCTCGCTCCATGATTCCGTCATGTGCGAGTTCAGCTATGACTTCAAGGCGCCTTCCGACGGCTACCTGTACTTCAAGCTTGACGGCGTTAATGCATTCCATGACGTTGCAATCGTCATGCAGGTGCATAGAATCTACTCCGGAATCAATGCCGTCCCGGACACGTGCGCGACGAAGGAATGGGTGCAGGAAACTTTCGACTACAATTTGTCCTCGAAGGTTGACTATTCGGCAATCGAGTACAACCAGGGTGGCGACATCACGGGCATCTCGGGCAGCGCAATCGCAGCGTCGCATGTGGACCCGACCGTATTTGTCCCATGGAGCGCATCGGGCGCCTTTGCCCCATCGGGGGACTATGCTTACAATTCTAGCCTTAGTGGTTACATTCCTGCAAGTGCATCTGGCATGTTCCAGCCTAGCGGGAACTACCAGAGTGCTGGCGATTACGCTTTCAATAGTGCAGTGTCTAGCAAGCTTGACGCTTCTGCATCTGGTTCCTTTGTACTGAACTCCTCGTTCAGCTCGTTCAGCTCCAATGTCGAGAGCGCGATAACGGCGATCAATTCCAGCATCGTGGACATCGTGAACAATGTTTCCTCCATTTCGGGGAACATGAGTTCCTATGTCCCGTTCAGTGGCCTCGAAGGCGACGGGATGAAGATTACCGGAATTTCAGGCTCTGCAATCAAGGGACACGAGTACACGGGCATCAACCCGGTCGTTGTGGACAACGTAAACGACACGATTGCTGTCGAGCACCGTACCCTGTGCGTAGACTCGACAATGACCGCGTATAACAGCGGGAACTCCGCTGTCATCGGTGTCAACGTTGGTGCCCTGGACCTTTCGTCCAAGATGGATGCAAGTGCTTCCTCGGAATTTTACAGCACCTCGAATCCTTCCGGGTTCATTACCGGTATCGATTTGACTCCATACCAGAAGACTGCGGACATGACTGCATACCAGCTCTCGGGCGACTATGCATTCAATTCCAGCCTGTCTTCGAAGATGGACGCCTCTGCTTCCTCGGAATTTTACAGCACCAGCAATCCTTCCGGGTTCATCACGGGAGTTGACCTTTCTGAATATGCAAAGCAGAGCGCACTGGAACTGAAGGCGGATGCGTCGGCCTTGTCCTCCTACCAACCGACAAGTGCGATGAGCGCGTACGCCACCGAGTCGTGGGCGAGTGCGGAAATTTCCGCGAAGCTCGACGTGACAGCAACTTCGCAGTTCATCACGGCCCTCCCGGCTGACATGGCCACCACGGCGGACGTAGTTTCGGCAGTCAGTGGAAAATTGGATAAGAGCGCATCAGGAGAGTTCTACCCAATGTCCGGGAACCCCTCAGGGTTCTTGACAGCCCATCAGTCCTTGGCCGGTCTCGCGACGGAATCATACGTCGATAGCGCCGTGAGCGGCAAGCTGGACAGCACTGCCTACAACTCGGCACAGTTCCAGCTCACTGCCGACATGAGCGCCTACCAGTTGAGTGGCGACTATGCGTACAACAGTTCTTTGTCTTCAAAGATGGATGCGAGCGCATCGAGCGACTTCTACTCCACCTCGAACCCATCGGGATTCATTACGGGAGTGGACCTTGATGGCTATGCGACCACGGGCTATGTCGATTCCGCAGTGAGCGGCAAGCTGGATGCAAGTGCATCGGGCAGCTTCCAGCCTTCCGGCGATTATTACAGTGCAACCAATCCGAGCGGGTTCATTACCGGGGTCGATTTGAGCCCTTACCAGACCACGGCGGGAATGAGCGCCTACCAGTTGACTGCAGACATGACTGCCTACCAGCCCTCGGGCGACTACATCTACGCATCTGCACTAGGAATAGCTGAGGTTTAATTTATGCAAGTATTATCAAGTCTTTCAGGTCTTCAATTCTCGGCTCTGTCCGCCGGACATGCCCCGACCAATTCGGCGGACGTGTCAGCCATTGCCTCCGCCTACCAGGTCGTGTCTGCCACAGCAACCCAGCTCTATGCTGGCACGGCATACGTGACGAGCGTGAACGATGCTCCGCTCAGTGCAGCACGTGCTGGCAATGCAGCCAACGCATCCCTAGCTAATTCGGCTTGGTATGACGGAACCGGACGACTCATCAGCTCTTTGCCGGACAGTGCAGCGGTTTCAGCCATTGCCTCAGCTTACGCAGAGAGTGCGGCAAGCGGGAAGCAAGACGAGCTGACCTTCAGCTACGACGACGACAAGATTTCCGCCATCAACGGTTCCGCATTGGCAGGGCAGGGCGGTGGCGGCTTGATTACGTCTATCCAGAGCTCACTTGACCCGTGGTATCAGACGTCTATTTCTGGTCTTAACGGTTCGGCACTGTATCCGAGATGGGCTGCATCTGCAAATAGTGCAGGACGGGCAACAAGCGCAAGTTATGCAGCGTCAGCTCCTACGGCATGGGCTTCTTCTTTCATTACAGGCGTGGTAAGCCCGTCTGGAACCATCCGTGTGCTTGACGGAACTGCAATCGAAGGAACCAACTCGGCAATGCTTCCGAGTACGGTAATACCGGGATTTGAGAGTGCTTCTTCAATTAATGCTGGTTCTTGGTCTCCGGGTACTTCCATAGGCCCCGGCGTATCAGTAACTGGCACGATACCCTCTGAAAATCCTTACACCAATCTGGTATTAAAGATGGGCTGGGGTGGATTAACCGTTTCTGTCACGGGCGACAACGGCGAGACTGCTTCTGTTAGCAAGTTAGGCCCAGATGAATATGTCACTGCTCAGTTGCCGAATGCCACGTCTTACACATTGACTACAGATGGGTGGGTTACGTTATATGCAATTACCGCCAGCGCGATGACCCATGAAATCGGTGGCGGTGTTGGCGAACTCGCTTGGGCAAGTGCGTTGCCGACCTACAGCTACGACAGTGAAGACAAGATATCGGCCATCAACGGAAGCGCCCTCGGTGGCCAAGGCGGGGGTGTAGATTCCGCAACTGTGTCTGCCATTGCTTCCTCGTATGCCGAAAGCGCTGCGAGTGGCAAATTGGACACTACTGCATTCAATTCTGGCGACTTCTACACGACCAGCAATCCTTCTGGCTTCATCACGGGCGTGGACTTGTCTGACTATGCGACAACTGCATACGTTGATTCGTCCGTGTCTGGCAAGCAAGATGCTTCTGCAATGTCAGACTACCAGCCGACCAGTGCCATGACTGCTTACCAGCTCAGCGGAGATTATTACTCTGCCAGCAATCCTTCCGGGTTCCTTACGGGTGTCGATCTTTCGCCGTACCAGACAACCGCTGACATGTCGTCCTACATTCCCACCTCGATGTCCAGCGACTTCCAGCAGGCATCGGCGATGTCCTCGTATGCCCTGTCCTCCGATGTCTCGGCCACCGTTGACCTCGTGGGCACACAGAGCGCAAACTGGGGCGGAAGCGCATTGCAGTTGAGCGCAGGGCCGGGCGTGAAGCTGGAGAAGGTCGGCGATACGCTGGTGGCCAGCACGGACGAGACTGTGCTGTGGAGCGGAGCGAATGCAAGCTCAGTTCAACTTTCTGAATCATATACAAATTTCGAACGGCTTTCATTTGTTGTTGGTTTTCCGGCGCAAGCTGGCCATATATTGACTTTTGATGTTGGGTGTATGTCAACTGCATTTAACCTACTTTTCCCATTTGGTAATACCTATGCATATTTCTGCAACGTAAAGGCGAGCTTTACGACTACCGGCAATGTACAGGTGTCTGATGCAAAATACGTCTACACCCCATTTGGAACTTCAACCCAGGTTACAACGGAGACTTCCAATGTAAGCAATGCCAAAACCTGTTTGCAGAAAATCATCGGCATTCACCGTACGGCGGAGGCATAATGTCCAGCTCCTACTACATAACCTACGGGGGCAACCGCCTGACATTCCCGGGAGTTACCGGGAGTGTCGTGTGGGAGTATGCACCTCCGACTGGCTACTATGAAACCCTGCTGTGGAGCGGGGATGCCTATGCGCAGAATGCTTCCTTGAACCTGTCCGCCCATCCGTCCGCCTTCGATTCAATCAGGGTCGAAGCCTACGGTGCTGACCAGATAGGCAACAGCCAGATTCCGCTTACCCTGCAATGCCCTTACAGGCAGTTGAGTGCAAACAACCAGCTGTTCCTGAAACTCCCGTTCTTCGGTTCTACCGCAAGTACGGGTGTTACGGTGGGGTATTATTTCGGCGGCATCCTTACCGGGTGCGCAGGTTCTGCGTGGAAGCTTACGAAGGCATGGGGTAACCTGTGGAACAGCACGGCAGGGCTGAACAGCGTCTCGACCCGTTACGACTTTACCCATGTAAGGAAGGTATGGGGGGTTCACCATGGCTAAATACAATGAACAGGTTTTATACTCGTCTTACAGCGGGCAGAACAGCACCGTGCAGCTTTCAGCAAGCCAGGCGCCTTTTGACTATGTTCGCATCAGTTACGGATCACCAACCAATGCGAATGTTACATCCACCCCGACAAACAACATGGGCCCGATGCTTACCGTTACATACCCGACCGGATATAACAAGATGATGACCTTCGGGATGTTTTGCGGCACCGTTTCGACTACGGATTTCGGTAACCCGTATAGGATTGCCCATGCCCTCTCGGGATGCAATACGACATCATGGACAAACGTGTTCAACCGCTATGGCCTGATGAACACTTACTTGGCAACTGTTGCAGCCCCTTGGACCAACATCTACTCGGTTGTAGGCATCAAGACCGGTGAGCAGGGGAACTTCCACCGTGACCTTCTATATGACATTTACCGGGATGGCAGCGGTTCCAACATTTCCCTCCGCGAGCACCCGTCCGCATACAAGAGAATCGGACTTGTATGCGGCTGTCCATCCGCACCGTCGGTAACGACTACCTGCTACCAGGAATACCCTACGGCGCACCTATCGGCAGCCAACGGCCAGAACGTCATGGTCTACAACAACTTCATCGACAACATGCATTCCTGCTTCTGTCTTGGAATGTACGGCAACTGCTGGAGCAAGAACTGGACCCGCAGATGGGGATATTACGGATTTGAGAACTTCGGTTACAAGGGCACCGATGGACCGGTTCCTTACATATACCAGGTAATCGGGATAGACAGGAACTAGGAGGAGGAAACAATGGACCCAGTAATAGCAGCACTCGTCGTAGCAGTCACCTCCCTGGTGGCAAACCTGGCCATCCTGGTCAAGGTCATTACGGACAAGATAAAGTTGACCAATGACCGCCTGGCCACCAAGACCGAACGGGACGCGGATTCCGTCGAGCTTCACGACAAGGTGCTCAAGCTGGAATTTTCGGCAGGGCAGGCGAAGGACAACATCACCCTACTTTTTGAGAAGCAGGAAGATTCCAACAAGCAGGCTGCACTCCTGAACACTCAGCTCGCACAGGTAATCACGAAGATGGATTCGGTCATCGACACTCTCGCTGACCTGAAACAGGAAATTAAGGAGGCTCGCAATAATGGAGCGCATTAATAAAGTTTTAGCCTCTACGGCGCAGGCATTTTCAACAGCGGAACAGAAGCAGGCGCGTGACAACATCGGTGCCCAGGCATCCGGGGACTACGTGTCCTCCACGACCTTCAACAGCTTCTCTGCGCACGTGGAATCCGCTAAGATTCCGTATTCCGCAATTTCCGGGAGCAATTCCGTAATCAGTTCCATCAATGGTTCTGCAATCTCGGCAGGCGCGGGGTTCAACGGCGTCTACACGACCAATGCCTTTACGGGTTCAGGCACCGATTCCTCCGACCGTCTAGGCCTCAACTCCTCCTTCCAGCTCACAGCTTCCGGTGGGGCCAAGACGGCCATTTATTCCAATTCTGGAGTACAGGTAAGGACCGACCTCGGCGGCTCTACATCCAAGGGCCAGTTTACCACTACCGGGCTTGATTTTGAAACCCCCCTTGCAGGGAACGACTGGGTTTCAAGCCATATCGGGGTCGCAGGCATCGAAGCCTACGGTATCTTCGGTTCCAACGGAATCAATGACTCCTGGAACAGCTCCCACAGGTTCCAGGGAACAGGGGATACTGGCAACGGAACAATCCTTGACATCGGCTACTACAATGGCGACGAGGTTGTAAGATACCCGTCCTTCATGATGTACACACCGACCGAATCGGCGACTCTCTACATGTCCTCGATATCCTCCTGGAACAGCAAGCTCTCCTCTGTCAACGTGGGGACAGGACTCTCCGGGGATGGAGCATCGACTCCCATTGCAGTGACCGGGTTCTCCTCGATTTTCCAGGGATATCACAGTGACTACTATGGTAGCCTCACTGGTCATGAACTGGCATTCTCCGCATACAACAAGGACAGCGCAATTCCCGAGAACAAGTGCGTCGTGAACGAGTACGGCATCAGGGTTTCCGCATATCTGGACGACAAGGTTATCCGCCTCCAGACGGATGGTGTTAGCGTCGGAAATTCAGCAACCGATACCACGGCTATGCTTGACGACAAGAAGCTGCGCATGACCGACGCGACTGCTTACTCGGACTTAACCAGGTCCTCCATTGACGCGATCAACGCAGTTTACAACTGGGCCACCTCGCAGGGAATGGCGCCCATAAATTAAAGGAGTTTTAGGGTATGGCAGAAATTCTTTCCATTGGCGAACTTCTAGACCTCGGCGGCTCCGCGTCCACCGCAGGCCTCATCCCGTATTCTGCGCTCGAATACTCCGCGCAGAAGATTACAGCAATTTCCGGGACTGCAATCGGGGGCAACGTGGACTCCGCGACGGTTACGGCAATCGTCAATTCCGCAGTTTCCGGCAAGGTGGACCAGAGCGCATTTGACCAGTGCTGCTCCTCGATGTCATCCGTTGTTTCCTCTCTTGAAACATCGGTGACCTCCATTAGCTCCGTGGTCAGCGGGCTCACCGGGGACTACCTTGAAAAGTCCGCAAGTTCAATGTTCCAGCCCTCGGGGGAATATGCTTACCAAAGTTCATTATCTTCTTACCTGCCTGGGAGTGCGAGTTCTCAATTCGCCCCTAGTGGCGATTATGCGTACAATAGCGCCCTAAGCTCGAAGCTTGATGCTTCTGCGTCCAGCAACTTCCAGCCAAGCGGGGACTATGCGTTCAATTCTGCCCTTTCGTCGAAGCTGGATGAATCTGCGTTTACAGCATACACGGCATCTGCACCAACCGCAGGCCATACCTATACGGGCGTGGATCCGATTGTCGTGGACAACGAGAACGACCAGATTTCCCTCAGTGCCTCCTCGATTTACTTCGACTCGTCCATGCGCTCGTATGTATCGGGAGGCTCGGGCTTTGTCGGCGTGAACGGAAGCTATCTTTCGGGTGTCGCTCACGATACATCGCTTTCCGGCGACGGTTCAGAGGCATATCCTCTGGGCGTAAGCAACTATGTAGGACAGTACAGCTCCCCGAGTGCCACTATCGACATCGACAACGCGCAGGGCACCTTGGAAGCAACCAGGTACGCCATAAGGCATCTGCCCGCAGTAAACCTGACCGGGGTATTGGACTCGAACGGCAACTACACCGCGCTTCTCGACTATTCACCGTCAGCAATCACCGCTCGTTCTGCGACGCTGAAGTTCACGGACCTATCCGGTGCAACTCAGTTTAAGGTCTCCGGGCTGACAACTAACGACACGGCTGTTTACCAATATATAGGCAGTGGCACCTCGGTTACCATCCCCTCTTCCATTTCAGACCTGCTGTTCATTTCCGGCAACAGTTACAAGTGGAGCGCAAACGTGACACTCAGCGCATCCGCGGAACCTGACCGTGTGGAACCGCTCCTCTACAGCAGTGACAGGTACATAAACTCGATTGTCATGCACAGTGCGGGATATCCGTACATCGTGGGCCTCAACAAGCACCCGATTTCCGCAGAGAGGGCCTATTCGTCAAACTATGCAACCCATGCAGATGATTGCATGTATGCCGACAGCGCCATGAGTGCAGGAAGTGCCCACAAGGCGGTTTCTGCGTATGCGGCACGCACATATTTCACCGGGGCCAACAGCAGCGATACGGCCTTTATCTCGTCGATTGGAAATACCACCTACGGATATTCCGATGGCAAGATTACTGCAATCAACGGCTCGGCTATTGCGACTAGCACGTACACTTCCCCGAGCGGCACGATTGCTGTCGATAACGCGGACAACACGTTGGAATCCTTGAACAGCTCCGTGCGCGTGGATGAACAGGTAACACCAGGATCCTCCGTAAGCGGTTCAGGTTACAACCCATACGGCTATTACTCGGCACTCATACTCAACCACGTGACCTCAACGCCTGGCGATACGCTATCCGCCAATCTGGTGCTTACCGGTGCCGGCAGTGCAAGTGCGTTCTTCTATGGCAGCATTGTCAATGGCGGAAGCGCAGTACTCACTTCAATGGAAGTGAGTGGACAGGGAGGTGTTCAAAGCTCATATTATTCCGCAACCGTTCCATTGAATGACAGCTATTCGGCGATATACCTATTCACAACCGCCCAATGGGGTACCCCTCCATCGTGTTCGGCAACAGCAACGGTTGAACATCCGGGCACCACCGCATATCTGTCTTCCGTCTATGAACAGGTGCTCAAGGACTCCATGTGGCAATCTTTGACCGCATGGGCCGTTGCACAAGGATGGACACCATGAGTTGGGTAGCATCTGCTTATTTCACGCCCAGCGGGTTCATAAGCTCAAACGGCGGTGTATTGGGTTCCGTGCATAGCGACGGCAACCCCACCGTCAGCGCTTTCGATTCCGGGATGTTCCCATTCATATATGCGGGTGGGGATGCCCGGACCGTGCCCGAATCAAGCCATTATCACAGGCCGGAATTTGTGGCTTATTCCCTGCCAGTCTACCCGTCATCGCTCAGTGCATTTGACCACCTGGATATCGGATGGAGCGCCACCACGGCTTACGACGGCATCTGTGTCCCTGCTGGGGACAATGACATGATGTCGGGTTCAGGGATAACGACGCTATCCATTGATTCCATCACGACATCTACCGCCACCATGCTGATGCCGGTGTTTTTAGGGGCTTTCTGGCCAAAAAACTGGAACGCGAGTCCATGGGAGCTTATAGAATACTGGAGGCTAATGAGTACTGGATTCATGAAAGATACCGTCCACCTAAGCGAAAGCGGCCTGTCGATTTATTATACCCCGGAATACTACGATCAAAGCGCAAGCGCCATATATACAGCCACGTCAGGGACGTTCTGTACATGGTCAGCCGACAACGAACGGCATTGGCACTTGGAGTCCAGTGCATCGGCAACGGAAACGGCAAAGCCATCCGCATACAAGGGCTTGGTAAGACCTCTTGGAACATATATGTTTGCAGCCTCGAAGGTTTTTATAACCGGCATAACGGCTGTTGGCTACGACAGGCCACTGGAGGCGACATGACCACCCTCCTAGTTCTAATAATAGCATGTGCCATCGGTGCATGGTTTTTCGACCCGAACGACTGGCGCAGGTTCTAACTGCATCGCCATGATTTCCTTCATGGACCAGGCGCCCTACGGGGCGCCTTCTTTGATATAGTTTCATGGCATGAAGATTGTAACAGCTATACCAGTGGTAAAGGCCCCCGAAAAGCGCATCGAGGGCATCGAGTACATCGAGAACGACAACGGCTCCCCGAGCCTCTGCCGCAAGCTCAACAGGGCGCTAGAATGGGCCAGGGAACAGGAAGCCGACTGGCTCTGCTTCCACCATGACGACCTGCAAATCCAGACCCCGGAACTGGTCGAAATGAACCTCCGCAGGGCATATTCTGACGGATGCCGCGTATGCGGTCTCATCGGTGCCCTAACGGTCTTCGTGCCGCAGTGGTGGATGAACAACCGTCCGCTCATGACCTGGGGAGCCATCATCCAGGGATACAGGGACGGGAGGGAACAGCTCATGGCAGACCAGCTTGGCTACACGCCCAACATGGCCATAGTGGACGGGTGCTGCCTCTGGGTCCACAAGGACATGTTCGATGCCCGGGTGGAAGACTACGGGATGCATCTGTACGATGACGACATCTGCTTCCGTGCACTCCAAAGGGGCTACAAGGTCGCAGCTCTCGATGTCCGTTGCAGGCACCAGTCTGAAGGCGGATACGAGTTCCGCGACTACCAGGGTGCCGCAGACCGGTTCATGGACTACTGGCGTGCGCGTGCAGAGTTCCCGGTCATTTCCGGGCAGAAGTTCAAGGAGGTTAAATAATGTTAGCAGCTATCGACCCGGCCCACCCGTACATCCAGGTGGTCACTTCCGGAGGTTCCGGATGCCGATTTTACCGCGCCTCGATGCCGGCATTTACGATGAACTGGATTGAAGGACTGGGGGCACACGCTATCGAGGTACCGGCGCCTATCCTCTCCCCCGACATGCTCAATGCAACCCGTGCAATCGTCTTGAAGTCCTGTGCGGGTTGGCAGGGACTTCAGCTCGTGAAGCAACTGAAATCCCTGAAGAACAAGTTCCCCCATCTTAGGATAGTGAACGATTTCGACGACATGCCATTTGGCAACAATGTCAAGAGGGAAGGCGATTCCACCTTCGAGGCCTTCGCGGCAAAGACATGGGACGACCGTCACAACGACTGCTCCATGGAGGCCGTCGCGATGTGTGACGTGGTAACCACGACAAACGAATACCTCGCCAACAAGCTCCGGGCCACGGGAGCCAACGTGAAAGTCATTCCCAATGCGTGCCCTAAGGCCATGTGGAGCCTTCCAAGACGCAAGCCCCTGGAAGAAGACTTGAAGGTCGTGAACCTTACGCTTTCGGCCTGTCCGCAGCATGCGGTTCCTGAACACGTAGACGAGAAGGGCAACTTTGTGAAGCGCCAGCTCGGTGACTACGATTCCGCCGAATGGCAGGAATGGATAATCAAGCACGTAAAGGACGGCGATATCAAGCTGACACAGATGGGCGGGCCCAGTTTCCTCTGGACCGAAATCCAGGACAAGGTAAGAAATTTACCGTGGGTCGCACCGAATCGGTTCGGCTCCCTCATGTGCCGCACTTCCCCTGATTTGGTCATCGCCCCGATGGTTCCATGCGAGCTAAACAGGTGCCGAAGTGACCTCAGGTACGTGGAGGCCGCCATCTGCTCCGCTGCGTTCCTCGGTTCCGACTTCCAGGATTCCCCGTATGCAAGGGTCCCGGAAATTTCCAGGGTCCCGCAGGGCGCCACGATGGAACAGCTGGACGAGAAGCTTCGCATGATCAAGGACAGGGATACCTTCAACATGCTCGTCGACGAAGGGTGGAAATTCCTTGTCGAGGACGGAAGAATCCTTGAAAGCGACAAGTGCATGAACCGCTACGTGGAAGCATGGGCCATGCCGCAACAGAACCAGATTGCATTCGACCTGATATGAAGTACCTAAGCCAAATCCTCTACGGCATCATAATCGGCAACTTCCTGCTTAACCTCAAGGACCGCATTGCACCCGGGAAAGTCCCAGGGCGCTATGCCGTCATTGCCGAGAACTGCATGTTGAATGGCTATTTCGTGCTCCTCGGTTTCTGCGATACCTGGGACAAGGCATCCGCTGCACGCGAGGCCGTGGAGGATTCGGCTGCCTATATAGGCGACATCTATGACAAGATGGACAAGGAGGACAAGGAGTTCATCGAGGGCAACAATTTCATCCCGTGGAACGAACTGCTCCAGGCGGACCAGGATGACCTTAAACATGCGAGGTCACTATGCTCTGGAAGATAGACCCTAACAAGAGCGCGAAGGAGAACCTGTTTGACGCGTGCAGGGTGGCCACGCTGGCCATGAGGAAGAAGCATGCGGGCAAGGTAAGGCTCTCTGCAGACGAATGGAACGAGCTGTGCAACGAGGTGATTGCAGCCTCGGTCCAGCAGTTCCTCGATTCAAAGGTGAGGAGGCACACCTATTGCCGCGATGTGTCCTTCTATGCCAACTGCGCAAGCTGCGTACTCTCTGTCTTCCAGTTCAAGCTTAAATATTTCTTACAGGACGTGAGGAAGTCGATTGACAACGTGGACCGCCTGGCGCCCGAGCTTAAAAATGCGCTCCTGGATTCTGCGGCCCCTGTAAACTACCTGTCCCAGGGGTCCGGGAGCTCCTTTGCGGCGATACAGAACCTCGACGCCTGGAAGCGGAAATCTGAGCACGGTAATTTCCTGAAGGCGGAATTTGCGGGCAACTACTGGGAATATGTTGAGGCCTGCGAGGCTACTGGGATAGATGTAAACAAAAACGCCCTGGACTACCTGCTTGGCTGCCAGTATGCGACCGGGGCAAAGGAGAAGGTTGAAATGATATTGATTCGAGATTCTGTGGTCAACGATGCCGTCCTTGGCACACTGCTTGTCGGTGGCGTCGTTATTTGCCAGACTTTGGAGAACAAGGACAAACTTTTGCCCTATGGGGAATACAGCCTCGTAGTCAACAAGTCGCCCTCGTTCGGGAGGGATTTGCCGCTGATTTTCAACGACAAGATCAAGAAGCTGCGCGGGTTCAGGATCCACGCTGGAAACCGGGCCTCCGATTCACGCGGGTGCATTTTGGTGGGCAATGGCAGGTGCAATGACACGATAACGGATTCCCGCGATGCAGAACGTGCAGTAACGGCAATCGCCCGTAACGACTGCACGCTTAAAATCGTGAACAACGGGATGATTTAGTCCGCTTCCTCAAAGGGGACAAGCGAAGTACCGTCTAGCACGGCGACAGCAAAGGGAGCCTTCGGCACATTGGCCATGTAGTTGACCATCGCCTTGATATAAGGTTCAGAAAGGGCCCGGTAGATTTCCTGGGCCCTCATTATAGCTATATGTTCGCGATCAATCATTTGACGGTGAAGTTGCTAATGTTGTAGACAATTCGCCCGTCTTCGCACTGTGCAATGAACTGGGTTCCCGGATGCTGCCATTCGCTTGCTTCAACAACAACAGCCTTTATAATGCCGCGGCATTCGCCTGTCGGCCATGCGATATCATGGGGCTTGTTATCAGGCTTGACTAACTCGACGTTGCCACATGCACACAGGGCCAAGAGGGGAATGAGGGACAGGTACTTCATCATTCTTCCCCCTTTTCATGTTCAGCCCACATGGCCTCTTCTTGCGCCTTCTTGTCCTGGGGTCCTATCCATCTCCAGGTCCAGGCCGGTCCTCCGTTCCTGTTGTCCCTCGGTTCCTTGACGCATTCACTGCGCAGATGCCAAACAGGGTGCCCGTTCTCCTGGCAGCGCACCCGTTTCGCCTTCCATTCATTCACGGTCTTCGTGGCCTTTTCAGGGGATGCAAGGTGCTCGTTTAGCCTGGCGGCTTCAAGGGCGTTGAAGTCGTCAGCTGCCAAGACCGGGGAAATTTCCGGCTCGCAGCTGACGACTGTTGCTTCATCCGTCAGTATTAAATTTCTGATTCGGCTCTCGACCTCAAGCCTGATCGCATCTTGTCCGTCCTCGATTTTCCACTTGCTGGCTTCAAAAACCAAGTCTAGCAAGTAAGAAATTTCAGTCTTCTGTTCTTCTGTCATAACAGTTTCTCCTTGAAAATTGGGTCCGGTGCATCATGGGTTTCGAGCTCATGTCTTAGACCGGAAGAGGGTACCATCCCTGCGCCGGACCCGCGCATTTCCTGCCTCCATTGCCGCACGAGTTGCTCGTTTGGCGACTTCGGCAGGCTCCATACCAACCGTTCAAATTCACCGTCATCCATGTCCACGAGGTGCCTAAGGTCAATCTCCCGGCATGCATGCCCCTCGGGCCTACAGGCGCCATAGTGCCATTCATATCGCATTATGTTCCCGTCTGAATGGAAGTCGTCCCAGACATAAATCTTTGCGACATGGGATTCAAGAAGGAACTCGAAGATTGCCTTCTCGACCTTGCGGGCAAATTCGGCGCCGATGGGCCTCGTGGGCTGAAGGAGCCTTTCAAGCTCCGGGTCATGCCGGAGGTTGCCCCAGTCAATCTTCTTGCGGGTACAGGTCATTGTAGTCAGCGTCGAAATCGTGTTCCGGAAGGGCGTTTTCCCGTGCAAACTTGTTGAGTGCAAAGGAAATGTCCTCTTCCATTTCGCCTTCAGTCATGTCATTGCAGTGGAAGCCATACTCGAAGGCATGGTGGATTGTCTTGCAGAGTTCTTCAAATCCGTTCATGAGAACCTCCCGATGGCGCCCATGGCCATGGCGTCAGCCTGGTCAGGAGAGGGGCGCAGTGCATCGCGCATCTGCTGAACCGTGCCTATTGCTGCCATCATCTTCGCGCCGTCGCGTGGTGTCGAAATTGCATCCAGCTTGGCGATGGCCGGACGCGCTGCCTGGCGCCTGGCCTCATATTCGGCCTTCATGGCGCGGTAGATTTCTTCCTTGGTTTTAGGAGGCTTCTCGTTAAGCTTCTTCCAGGTCATGATGGCAAAATGCGTCACCATCATGGACGCGACTGCTAAGAATATCTTACGCATTTACTACCCAAATTTCCTTTCCAGTCTTCGTGTTGAGTTCACGGTGGCACTGGCCGTTCTTTACCCAGCGCTTCGCACCGGTGTTACGGTCAAAAGCGAGCCTGTGGGTCTTGTAGTACTTCGCCATGTAGTCAGGGTCCTTGTATCGGTAACGCTTGACTACGGGTTCCTCCACGGGTTCCTTAGGAACAATCTTGTCCCCGAGGGCGCCTAGTTCCCGGTTCTGTATGACGACCAGGATGGACAACAGGAACAGCCAGGCAAGGATTAAAATTTGTACATTTGTCAAAAGGGTTTCTCCTGTTTATTTTTTGTTCCGTAAATGTTGATAAGTTGTTGATTAAAAATCCAACCTATTGAATATCAGGAGGATACAAGCGTTTAACCTGTTGATAAGTTTGTGCGGTTTTGATCTGCTGCTATCTGCTAATATCTGCTTGGAAACTAGTTCTATCTGCTAATAACTGCTGCTATCTGCTAACTACCCCGGCAGTATAACCCCTGCCCTCCAGGCTGGCCTATGGCCCTAGTAATATCTAGTCTATCTGCTAATATCTGCTAACTATCTGCTAATGGCATCTTTGGCCCTTTCGGAACCGAGGCGTTTCCTGCCTCATGAAAGTCGTGGGGCCCCAGGGGCCCCTGCCCGCGATACAAGCTAAAACGGCTAAGAAAGAAACAACTAATCGCGGTTGTGATTGATGCTGCTCTATATGTAGCAAAGGAAATGCAGGTTGGCATCGTTTTTCTGAATTTTCTTTGTAAAAGAATGTTTACCTAGTTCACCTTCTTGGTGTCGAGTTCGATTACCTTGTCACCCGCCATGTCCTTCTCGCGACAATCGGGGCAAAGGTCACAGAGGGCGTTGCCTTCCTTGTCGGTAGCGAGCCACACGTCTTCCTCGTTATTTCCGCATGTCTTCTTGAACAGGTCGAAGTCAAGCTCCTCAAGTTCGCTGCCGGTGTTCTCTGCCCATTCGTCATCGTCCCATACGGAAGAGAACGTGACGGAGAAGCATTCCTTGATGGCGGTCTTGAGATCGGCCTTCCCGTTTACGAACAGTTCGATCGGGCACGGGTTGAAGCCATGCGGGGCGAGTTCAAGCAGCTGTTCCGGGGTGTATGCGCATACGCCCTTCATTTCATCGTCCCATGCAACACTGGCAATCGCTTCAAGCATGCTGTCGTCGGAAAGGATGTCCTTCACTTCATCGGCGACGACTCCCTGATAGTGGATTGTCTTCTTGGAAATGCTCTGGATTTCTTCGATAATGAGGTTGGTGTAGACTTTGGTCTTGATGTTGATGTTGTTCATTTGGATTTTCCTTTTTGGTTTCGGTTCTGTCCCGTATGTAGCATTCTTTTTCCCAAGTGGCAACAATGCCACCGGAAACCCCGAAAAACTTGAGGGGGCTGCAATCTTTTTGTTGCCAAAAGAAAAATTATAAGCTATATTCGGTTATGTAATAGTTTTCAGTATGCGAAGTGGAGAGCGCGAATGAAACAAGGTTTTACCCATCACGGGCTCGTGGTTCCATCTCTCCACAATTCGGGAACCACGGGCCCGTTTCCTTATTTGGAGAGATATGGAAGAAGATGAACTTACAATACCGGAACTTGAGGAGGTGGACACGTACTGCGAGTGCCTGCAATACGTCCGCACCACCCATACGAGCAAGGAAGCCGCAAGGGAAAACAAGATGGAGGCATGCAAGGTCGGGAACTGGTCCAGCCATGCATTCTTCTTCAACGAGCTCGTAAAGCTGCACCGGGAAGGCATCACCGTGCGCAGGGTACCCCCGATGCAGGGGGAGCCGTGGTCCACCAGATTCCTATTCCTCGACATAGACAACAAGGCACAGGATGGCCACGATGCCCCGAACGTAACGGCGGATGAACTTGAAAAGGCACTGCCGTCCATGGGCTACCCGGCCACAGGCTACACCCAGTCAACCTCGCGCAAGGAGTTCAGATGGCACATTCTCCTGTTTCTGGATACGCCGGTGCGTACAGGGGAAGAATATGACAAGGCCAGGGACGAAGCCGACAGGAGGCTCAGGAAGGCGGTTTCCGGGCTCCGTGGGACCAAATCCATGCCCGCCCTGGCTGACCCAAAGGTCAAGTGGCAATCGTGCCTCTACGGCCCGTTCCAGGCCGAAGAGCGACCGATAGTGCTAAAGGACCCGGTGTACATGGACGGGAAGATTGTATGGGCGGACGACTCAAAGCACGGCGAGCGTACATTCTCGGACCCAACTATACATGCAAAGCCGTACCTGGAGGCAGGGTACTTCAAGGATTGCTACGTCCCGCTCACTTCATCGAAGTTCTGCAAGTGGCTGCACCGGGAAGGCCTGGCGTCGGTCGAGCGCATAGACGACATGGAATATGACTTCCCGTGCAACGGGATCCTGCCGTATGTCCGCAAGGGAGCATCCAAGGCGACCGGGCAGATAACGGAAGGCGAGCGCCACGACAGGATAAGCGTATTCATGCTGAAGATGTACGCCCAGGCAAGGGCATGCAACCTGTACCTGGACGAGCACGGGTTCGGCAGCAGGAAGTTTACCGAACTGGAAATCATCAACTCCTTCAGGCATTACGTGGACCGTGCCTTTGAAACAGTTGGTGGATATAACCTCAACGGCCACGTGACGGAACTCAGGCGCCTCATGGAGAAATACAGGGACATGGGCGACAGGGAATATCTCGAAGAGGTCTCCAAGTTCTCCTCCGGGCGCCACATGTTCAAGACCAGGGCCTACACGTCATCCACGGCATGTAAGATAATTGAAAGCTTCAGCAATGCGGATGGAGAAGTGGAGTTCGAGTCCGTCGCATTCCGCGATTCCTACCTCAAGGACCAGCGCATAAGCCTGCCTACCGTACGGAAGGTCGCCGCTGCACGTGGACTGAAGGTAAGGTGCACGAGGAAGTCTGGAGGTGGCGGGAACCGAACTGGTGCAGGGAGGAAACCGGTTGTCACATGGGAGTCACTCGTGACCAAGGGAACAGTCGCCGGAGGCGTGTTCCATTATGTCGGAAAGTTGACCCCGAGTGAGAAAAAGTTTCTTCAAAGAAATGGAATGAAAATGAAAAAGAAAAACGTGGACAAATCAAAAAAATAAAAATTCCCAAGTTTTCCTTCTCCTATTGGATTACGATTTTTCCGATTTTGATTTGTCCACGTTTTTACCCTCCTATACATTTTTCCGATTTTGATTTGTCCACGTTTTTACCCAAAACTCAACATACAGGAAAATTTTATGAAAAAGGCATACGAAACTGCATTAAACCTTCCCGAACTAACAAAGGGACCAGTAGGTGAAATAGACCTCGACTGGCCACTGAACGCTGAAGTCATCGGCTTCATCGACGAAGGACCGTCCATCCGCATCGTCTACAACGTGCACACGACCAAGGACGGGGATGTCATCTTCGAGGATCGGCTTTGGGACCCGGACTACAAGCCTGCAAAGGAGGTGCCGTGGCACTTCCTCCCTGCGAATTTGAAATCTGCCATATCCAATGCAAAGACCAGGGGTAAGGAACGCATGGCCCTGTGGTCAAGCATTCTTAAAATGGGGCCAAAGGATGCCTATGCGGCAATGAAGTCCGGCGATGCGCTTGCGGACAGCACTATACATCTTGCAGTGATTATAAAGTCCGGCAGTGAAGGCCGGCAGTATATCAAAATCGTCTCATCCAGGGTGCTGTACGGTGAACTCCCTCGCATGCCGATAAAGAACTTCGGCGTACCGGAACTCTGCGAATGGTATTCCGGAGCCTGCTGGTATTCCGAAGTCTGCGAATGGTATTCGGAGTGGTGCCGCATTTCCCCAAATGACCCGGCACCCGTGCTGAACGACTGGCTTATTGGTCTAAACAAGCGCAACCAGAACGCGATGAAGGAGTCGCTCCCGACCAGGCCCGGGGAACGAGTCGCCTCGATGATATAGCCTTTCTACCAAAAATAGGTACCGCTGCTACCAAAAATAGGTGCCGCCTACTCTCCAAATACTTCCTTCCTCAGCTCCTCTACACCAGCTTCCTTGATGTAATGCTTCAAGGCTATGGCTTCCGAATCTCCTACCATCTTGCTTGCTACTGCAATACCGCATCTCCGGTAGATTTCAGTTGCCC